CCGCTGCCGGATGGAGAGGGTCGTCTATCGACTCTGTTCAACCTGCAGGAAGCCGTTCATCCTTCTCGTTCCCACGCGGGTTCTTCTAAACGAAGATTGCGAGCAAGCCGTCTCCAGCCGGGGATCGGTCTGCTTTGCCCTCTCTGACATCGCCCGAATCCTTCCGAACGGCGATCTTCAGATTGCCGAGTATTACCAGAGCGCGATGTGCGACTTTCTGGGCAGGGTCATTCCGGCAGCGGGGAGTCAGACAGTGTTCTTCCCGACCCCGCCCGGCTCTACCTGGGGCAGCCTTTACATATCGTTTCCCGATAACGACCACATGACCTGCCGCATAGGTGATGTCGTCAGACGATTCAACTTCGCCGAGGTCGGTATGCGCGACAGGCGCAACAACGGGCGGACAAAACAGTGGGACCTTATGCTTGAGATAGCCCGAAACGGAGGTGTCCTTGACCGCAGCATCGGCGACCCCAAAGCCAACAAGAAACAAAAGCAGGAACTCTCAGAAAAGCTCCGCAGGGTCTTCAGAATAGAAAGTGACCCTTTCATCTACGACGAGATGTCCGGGTGCTGGCAGATCCTCATCCACCTGAGCGCCTGAAGTTAAGTTTAAGCTTCATCCACTACTCCGATTATATCGACCTCGCGAAATTTCGCGGGGCCTTTGTTATGACTCAAAAAAGAATTTTGCGTCCTGTCAGCCTCTGTTGACCCCCTGTTCCACGCTCGAATAGCCCTCATGCGCGCTGCAGCTTCATAGCTCCTACCAACCTCCAGCGCGAAATTTCGCCAGCCCCCTATGGAGGTTCGGCGAGAGCATTCGGTAGTTTCGCCGAATCCCATCAATTCGCCCCATCGGGGCTGATATGGGGGTTGGCGCAAATGACACTCGACGCCACATTTGCTGAATTCGAAGACTACGCAAGGACATTCATCAAGCTGCGGGCGGTGAAGCTGAAAGAGATACTCGGCTTAAGCAGAAGCGACATCGACGACCTGCGGCAGGACCTGACCATCCATCTCATTGAGCGGATGCCTCTCTACGACCCAGAAAAGAGCACACCCAAAGGCTTCATCGTGATGGTCCTGAACAACCGGATACGCACGATCATCCGGCTCCACAGGGAGAGCATGGAGGCTCTCAATCTGGCCACTCTCTCACTTGATGAGGAGTTCTCGGACGACGACAACCAGCCCATCCAACGGTTTGAGACCATAGACGCGGAAGAGTCGCTCCTTAGCGCCGGTCTTATCCGGCGCCGGATGCTCGATCACGTCGAGATGAAAGCCGACGTCGCCAGGTTCCTGGAGAAGCTGCCGAAACGGCTGCAGGACCTTTGCCTTCTGCTCCAGGAGAAGCCAATCGCCCATGCAGCCAGAGAGACAGGACTCTCCAGACAGAAAATCCACGACGAACTCGTGAGGATGCGGCTCCTTGCCGAGCAGTCTGGCCTGCGGGAGTACCTCTAGAAAAAAGTCCGACAGTTCCCGGAATCCGGTAGTAGATAACTTAATAGGGGCGGAGGAGGCTCATCTCTCCCCGACGGCGCGCCGACGATGGAGCCGGCAAACTCAAGTGGAGGACATAAAGTTGGACCGCATAGTCTACAAGATACAGTTCGCCAGGAAGCTGCCTATAGGCACGGTGGACTATCACCTGATAACCGCCGTGCTTGCGGCTGAAAGTCTGCACGGGAGATGCGCGGTGCGCCTGGACGCGGTTACAAGACTGAACGCAAAGAACCGAACGGTTACCATCGATGCCGAAACGCAGGTCGGTCTCGATATCGCCAGGATGTTCATCGGGTTTCTTAGCCGCGAGTTCGGAGAGCAGAGCTTCCAGGTCAACAAGACGGAGGAGTACCTGCGCGAGACCGACCGTGAGTTTCTTTCGGAGGTTCTGCTGTGAGAGGATCGATGGTCTCTACCTACTCGATGTGGAACCTCTTCCGCAACTGCCGAAAAGCCTGCGAGTGGAGGTATCTGAAGGAGCTGGTCCCCATCGGCCGGGACCATGCTCTTTCCTTCGGGACACTTATTCATACCTGCCTTGAAAAGTGGTACGGCGGAAGCGGTCTGGACGGGGTGCTCGACTTCATCGACAAGTCACTGCCGGGCCGCTCGCAAGATGAATCGCAAAAGTCGGACTGGCACTTGGCCAAGGCAATGATGACGGGCTACGTCGCCAGATATCCAGTCGAGGATTTCGAGATTGTCGCTATTGAAAAGACCTTCGAAGGCAGGATCATAAACCCTGTAACTAATGCAGCGTCCCGCAGCTTCGTGCTTGCTGGCAAGGTCGACGGCATCGTCCGGATAGGCCGAGATTATTACGTCCTGGAGCACAAGACCGCTTCGCAGATGGATGCCAATTATCTGGAGCGACTTTGGACAGATACACAGATCACGCTGTATTCGCACTACATCGAGCAAACTCTCGGCATCAAGATCGCGGGCGTCATCTACAACGTGCTAGTGAAAGCCAAGTTAAAGCCCGGCAAGGGTGAGACCGAAGTCGAGTTCGAGACCCGCCGCGCGGAGCTTATTGCGAAGTCCAAGACCGGCAAATCTTCCGCTACGCGCAAGCTGCCGGAATCCGACGAGGCGTTCCAGTCCCGGCTGCTCGCAAAATACGCCGATCCGGAGATGTTCCATCGCGAAATGCTCTACATATCCCGCGATCAGTTCGATGCGATGAAGGCCGATCTCTGGGAGCTAACCCAGCAGTTTCTCGATTGCAGGCGACGGGACGTGTTCTATCGCAACACTTCCTACTGCTTTGCCAATCACCGCTCTTGCGCTTACTTTCCTCTCTGCCGCTCGGGTGGCAGTGAAAATGTGATCGCCAATTTCTATGAAGTGAAACTGCCGCATGAGGAACTGCGGACGAACGATACCACTGAATCAGATAAGGAGACTTTTTAGATGCTGCTTCCAACCGCAAAGACGCCGCCGAAACCGAACCTGGCGGATTTGACCGTGCTGACCTACGGGCCGACGAAGATAGGCAAGAGTACCTGGTGCTCCCATGCTGAGAACGCGCTGTTTCTCTCTACTGAACCCGGTCTCAACTCCCTGGAAGTATTCCAGGTCCCTATCCGTTCCTGGGACGAACTCTTGGCTGCCTGCGGGGAGATCGCCGATGGAAGTCATGAGTTCAAGACTGTGGTCATCGACACGATAGACAACGCCTTTCGCATGTGCGCGGAGTACGTCTGCCGCAAGTTCAAGGTAGAGCATGAGGCGGATCTATCATATGGAAAGGGCTACGCGCTAACACAGGGAGAGTTTCAGCGGGTGCTGAACAAGCTCGCTTTCATGCCGTATGGTCTGTTCCTCATCTCGCACTCGCAGAACATCGAGATCGAGACCCGCACCGGCAAGTATACCAAGGTTGTCCCCACTCTCCCCGAAAAAGCCAGGAAGATCGTGCTGGGATTGGTCGATATGATCCTCTACTGCGATATCGAGACCACGACGGGACCGGACAACAAGGTCGTCGCACGCAGGATCATGCGCACCAATCCCAGTCTCTACTACGAAGCCGGTGATAGGACCGGCAGGCTCCCGGAAGTGATGGACCTCGACTACGCCAGGTTCATCGAGGCATTCAATGCCGGATCAGATACCAAAAATCGATAACGCCAAAGCCACAAAGGAGACCACCAGATGAGTTATGAGTATGACAACACAGGTGTCAGCGACCTCGCTCAGTTCGATGATGATTTCGCTGAAGCTCCCATTGAGGAGCGTGAGTTCGAGGATGTGCCTGACGGCAAGTATCAGGTGAAGGTCGAGAAAGTCGAGCTTACCAAAGCTCAGTCTTCGGGAAACCCAATGCTCAAATGGACACTAAAGATCCTCGGTCCGAGATACGCCGGACGGCTGCTCTGGCGAAATAGCGTGATGGCCAGCAAGGAGAACCTGAAGTGGCTGAAGACGGACCTGCACACCTGTGGGATTGATGTCGAGAAGCTCTCAGAGCTTCCAGCAAGGCTTGGCGATCTCCTGGATGTGACCCTTGAGGTGACCAAACGCACCAAGGGCGAGAATGAGAACATCTATTTCAACCGGCGCATCATCGTAGACGATCTTCCGGTCGAAGACGACTCGCTCGCTCCGTTCTAATGGCTGAGAAGGTCGTCGTTGTAGTCGATACCCGCGAACAGGAGGAATACTCGTTCTCCTGTTCGCGGTTCATTGTCGAGCGGCGCGCTCTACCGGCTGGCGACTATTCGCTCGCCGGTCTGGAGCACGAAGTCGCGGTCGAAAGGAAATCGGCGGAGGACTTCGTTCACACGGTCATCCGCGAGAGAGACAGGTTCCGCAGGGAACTCCTGAAGCTTGCCCAGTACGACCGGGCCTGTGTGGTTGTGGAAGCCGGGCTGGACGACATTCTCTCCGGCACATATCGCTCAGGCGCGCATCCCTCATCAGTTATCGGGGCGGCACTCTCGATCATCGTCGACTATGGAGTCCCAGTCTATTTCTGCTCCGACCGGCAGTGCGCGCGCCGGTTCGTCGAGGAGTATCTGCTGCGCTATCATCGGAGGCACATGGACTTATGCCAACAGCAACAAAAGAACACATCCGTATCAGGGGAAAGGTCGAGCGAGTCTTCTACTCATCAGCCAGCTTCTCCGCCGGACGGTTCATAACGGATAGCTGCGAGCGTGTACAGTTTGCCGGGAACGTCGTAGTTCAGGAAAATCAGCCGCTTGTGCTATACGGAAGATTCATCCGGCACCCGAAATACGGCTTCCAGTTCGAAGTTGCGAGCATGGAACTGGACCGCCAGATGGATGCCCGCGGACTTGCCAACTACCTTGCGAATAACCCGGATATCAAGGGCATCGGACCGGCGAAGGCCAGGGTCATCGCCGAGCAGTTCGGCTCGAATTTCGAGCAGAGCCTGATCGATGAGCCGGAGAAGATCGCCGAGGTCGCAAAGGCGCCGCTCTCCGTCATAGAGTCGCTTCGTGACCACTGGCTCCAGACAAGCTCTGTTAACTCGGCTATCACTGCTCTTTCGGCGTACGGTCTCACGCACCACCAGGTTACCAAGCTCGTGAAGAAACTTGGCAACAATGCTGTGGGCATCATAGCGCGCGACCCGTACATCATCGTCGGAGAGATAGACGGCTTCGGGTTCAAGCGGGTCGACAAGATCGCCCGTCAGGTTGGTATCTCGAAAGACGACCCGAACCGCATCCGCGCGGGGATCGTGTTCTGTGTCGAAGATGCTCTGGATCAGGGTGATTGCTGGGTCGAGTATGAAGACCTGCTTCACCGGGCGAACAAGCTCCTCGTGATGGACTCTCTCGACAGCCGGGAACACATTGAGAAGCACCTGGACGACCTCATCAATGAGAAGGTTCTCACCTGTTATGCAGCCGACTGCCGGTTTCTTGTGGCGAAGCCTGAAATTCGATGGATGGAAGAGGATTTGGCGGCCATCTTTGCCAAAGGAAGGAAACCGAATCCGCATTTCGATGACGCGGACTTGCTGGTCGAAACAGTCCCCAAGATCGATGTCGAACTGAACGAAAAGCAAGTCATGGCGGTTGCTGCAGCGGGGAAATACCTCATCTCGCTCATCTCAGGCGCGGCAGGATCGGGAAAAACGAGAGTAGTATCCACAATAACCAGACTCTGTGAAAATCGGGGACTGAAGATCGTACTCTGTGCCCCGACCGGCAAAGCTGCGAAGCGTATGGAGGAATCGACCGGGCGATCTGCGTCCACGATCCACAGGCTGCTTGGGTTCGATGGCAAGACCTATGCTCGCGACCGAGAAAATCCGATAGCCGCCGATGTGATAGTCGTAGATGAATCGAGTATGGTTGATGTACCACTCGCCTGGCATCTGTTCAACGCCATTGATCTTGAACGCACGGTCGTAGTCCTCGTCGGAGATCATTGCCAATTGCCACCAGTCGGACCTGGCAATGTACTTCGCGATCTCATTGAATCAAGAGTCCTGCCGACGACGATTCTCGACGACATAGTTCGGCAGGCCGGAATCCTCAAGGAGAACAGCATCGCCATCCTGAGAGGCGAAGTGCCGAAGACTCCGCAGCGCGACACCTCCGTGCGAGGAGCGTGGTACGTCGCCGACCAGCACACTGACGCGGAGCGGGTCCAGCAGTTCATACTCAATCTCTTTGAGCGCACAATCTCAGAGAAGCTGGGCTTCGACATTCTGAGGGACGTGCAACTCCTGACCCCCACCCACAAGGGGCCGCTCGGGACGGTCGAGCTGAACACTAAGCTTCAGAAGCTCATCCAGCGAAAGCTCTGGAACTACGATGTGCTGCCAGTCCAGCCCGGCAGGCGTCCTAAGCTCCTGGTAAACGACAAGGTCATTCAGACCCGCAACAACTACGATCTCGGCGTGATGAACGGATCGATGGGCATAGTTCGAAGCGTCGGTTTCGACGGATCGATTACGGTCGAGTTCGAGGACAAGACAGTCAATATCGAGTCCGGGTCGCCTCATAAGAGCGACATCCAGCTTGCCTACGCGCTCACTATCCACAAGTCTCAGGGGTCTGAGTTCCCCTGCTCGATAGTGATTGCGCACAAGTCGCACTCGTTTATGCACCATAGGAGCTTGCTCTACACCGGCGTCACCCGCGCTCGTGAAACCGCAATCATTGTCGGCGACCACTGGGGGATCACCAACTGCGCCAGGCGCATGCAGGTCGACGCGCGGAAGACGTTCCTGTCACTGATGCTGGTGAATCAGCCTGAGGGAAGGAGTTCTCATGTCTCTTGAGACTGTCCTGGAACGACTGCCGGACCACAAGCCCACCTCCAACGGCTGGCAAGCGCGATGTCCGGCGCATGATGATCGGAAGGCGTCGCTCTGCATCCACACGGAACCGGACGGCAAGGTACTACTGAAATGCCAGGCGGGATGTGAGACCAAGGACATACTCGCCGCCCTGGGACTAACTTGGAACGATCTGTTCCCTCCAGACCGCAAGCCCGACCGGCCAAGTGCGGCTCTGCGAAAAGGTAAGCGCAGAACGTTCGCGGCAGACCACCGGGTGGTGGCAACCTACGACTATGTCAACGAAGACGACGAACTTTTGTATCAGGTTCAGAGGACGGATACCAAGGAGTTCGTCCAGCGCAGGCGCGTCATAAGGGATAACGTCGCCAAGTGGGAGTACAACATCAAGGGTGTGACCCGTGTCCTCTATCGTCTGCCGCAGGTGAAATCGGCCATTATGGAGGGGAGACCTGTATACGTGGTCGAGGGTGAGAAGGACGTTCACACACTGGAGTCGTGGGGACTGACGGCTACCACAAACTCAGGCGGTGCTATGTCGAAATGGCTGGACGGCTTTTCACGCAGCCTTTCCGGGGCTGATATCATCATCCTGCCGGATAACGACGCGCCGGGGAGGAAACACGCTGAAGATGTGGGCCGATGCCTGCAGGGAATTGCCACGCGGGTGCGTGTTCTTTGCCTGCCGGGTCTGAAGGAGCACGGGGATGTAACAGACTGGGCCACATCTGGTGGAATGCTTGAGAAGCTGCTTGCCCTGCAGGAAAGCGCTCCGGATTTCCGACCAGGCTCGGTCTACCAGGAATACATCACGCCGGACGACATCATCCGTATAGACATCAAGAACCAGCCGCTTCGTCTCACGGGGCAGGCGGCTATCAGCGCGCTGAAGAGTAAGAACAACCCACCATACCTGTTCCTGCAGTACGGCAGTGTGGTCCGGTTCCGTGAGACCGAGACTGGCATTCCGCTCGTGGAACCCGTGGGCGATGCGATCATGACAGCGCGTCTTGCCGATATTTGCGACTTTACGAGTGAGGGCAACGACGGCATTCGCTATCATAACCCGCCAAGGGAGGTGGTCAGGTATGTCCTTTCATCGGACAGCCTGCCGTTCCCGAAACTCGTGGGCATAACGGAGTCGCCACTCTTGCGGCCGGACGGCACTATACTCCAAAAACCGGGATATGACCCTGAGACAGGGTATTTGTATAAGCCGTCCGAAGGCTTCGAGATGCCGGAAGTGCCGCTCACCCCGACTAAGGAGCAACTCGCGGATGCAGTGGATCTGGTAAGGGAGGTATTCTGCGACTTTCCGTTCGTCGACGAGGCGTCCAGAACCAACACCATAGCCCTGATGCTGACGCCTCTCTTGAAGACAATCATCCCGAAGATTCCGCTCGCGATGATAGACGCTACCAAGTGGGGTACGGGAAAGAGCCTGCTCGCCGAGGCGTGCGCCACGATATCAGCCGGAGCGTACAGCCTCACCACGGCCCCGCTCGATGCCGAAGAGTGGCGCAAGAAGATAACATCGCTGCTCGCGGACGGTAAGCCCTACATCATCCTGGACAACCTGAAGCGAGTGCTTGAGTCCGACAGCCTGGCGGCGCTGCTCACGTCTACTACGTGGACCGACCGTGTCCTCGGCAACTCTCAAACCACTAGTATCGCGAACAACGCCGTTTGGGTCGTCACCGGCAACAATGTCCAGACCGACGGCGAGATAGCCCGGCGCAGTTATCTCATCCAGATAGATGCTCAGACAAGCTCCCCGCACGAACGGGATGTCAGCATATTCCGGCATCCCGACCTGATGCTGTGGGTCGCATGCAATCGCGGGCCGATACTCGCGGCTATCTTCACGATCATCAGGGGATGGATATCCGACGGCAAGCTGCAGTCCGACACGCCCAACGTCGGCAGTTTCGAGACCTGGGTCAAGACCATCGGGAGCATTCTCAAGTTCGTCGGCATCCTGGGCTTCCTCGATAACCGCGAGAAGCTGATGAGCGATGCGGATACGGAGTCGACCCAGTGGGAGGCATTTCTGGCGCGGTGGGTGGAGCTGTATGACCGCTATCCTAAGACTGTCGCGCAGATCAAGGACGACCTGACATCCCCGGAGGGGTTCGAGGGCGTGCTGCCCGATACGATCTCCTATGCCGTCAAGGGCGATAACGTCAACACTCACAAGGTCGGCAAGGCGTTCAAAGCCAAGGAGGGCACCAGGTTCGGAAAGTGCTGCTACCGTCTGCAGCGCGCCGGGGACTACAAACGCGCTACCCTGTGGGTTGTTACAACCGATGGAAGCCCCGATAAGGACGGTGAATTTGGTGAGTCTGGTGAGTTTGCCCCAGTTCCCCCTACGCGGAAAATGAAAGCTGATAATGATACCACATGTACATGTAATGGAGTAGAGCAAACTCACCAAACTCGTAACACTCACCAATCGCTTGGATACGAGGAGTTCTGATGGCCTACCTTGATGCACTTACCAGACAGGGCCTCAGAGCGAGCGTCCAGACAGGTGGGAAGCTCAGGCTGGAACCTGACTGGCTTATCACCGACGATGTCCGGCAGTTTGTTCATAAGCACCGGGATAAGCTGGTCGGGGAGATCACAAAGAACGTCAATCCGGATGGTTCATCCGAGGAAATCGTGCCCGATTATCACATCCTATGGGTTGCCACCGACCTCGACTCGTTCGAGGAGCATGATCCCAGATTCGGTTACGAACTGAACTGCGAGCCGGTCTACAGGATGCTCGACGCGACCTATTATGCATGGCTTCGGCATCGGATGGAAAACGCCCGGAAAGCATACGAATCCGGTCGATTGGACGACTCGACCGTTGAGTCTCTGAAAACCCGGTTCAATACGATTCACGAATGGGCTGTCCGGCATATTGGTGAAGATGTTCTTCGGCGTGCCGTTCGGACCACAAACGTCAAGTCCTACATCCCGCCATCCGAGCAGACTTTCGCTGCCTACCGGAAGACCTGGGATGATGCATGGAATGCATATCGGCGGCGGGAAGCTCAGTGTATTTCCGCTCAGTCTGACCAGGCTCGAAAGCTGAATCATGCGCTTGCTACTCGCGGCTATGCCGGTATCAGGTCTTCCATCATTCCGGACATCGTGGTATTCGTTCGCGATGATTCGGTTGTTGTTCCCGACAAGTGGGCTGACAAGGTGCGGTTTACGATGGATGAACTGAAACTGATGATTGGCTCTAGCCCCGAAGCTGTGCAGCAGATTTACGAGGTCAAGAGAATATTTGGCGGCAAGGTAGTGCCGAATGATGATCACCCTTCGGGTACCGGAGCAAGGATGACAGGCCCGGTATCCATGGTACCGGTGCAGCAGTCCCTTTTTAGCGCCGGATGAGGGCTGAAAATGCCCCTCCCACCCAACTCCGACTTGCCGGGTCGATTGGAGGACAAGTATGACAAACACGAACACATCTAACGAGCAGACGCCCATCGTGGGAGAGCGAGATGCTGAGGAACTGGATCAGTGGCGAAGAAACTCTGGCGCAGACCGGAGTCGAGGCGGGCAACCGGGCAATACGAACAACCTGCAGCACGGTATCTATGCGAATAGGTTCCTTACTCCCGAGGAGAAGCCTATCTTCGACGCTATTATAACCCAGCTTCACGAGGACTTTGTGTTCAACAAAAGTTCCGACTTCATCCAGGTGGAGTTGGTGGCGGTGTACTTCCTGAAGCTCGGTCGGGCGCAGGAGGCCGGTAACTGGGATGCCGCCGAGAGGCTCGACAGGATGATCCGGTGTCATATGAAGGACTTGAAGACGACCAAGATCACCCGTGAGGGCACGGAGCCTTCCGAGTCGCAGACTACTCCCGCTGAGTGGGCCACGGCGCTCCTTGAGAGGCTCGCGGAGTCGGAGAGAGCTAAGGCCGAGAGCACTGGAACAGAGACCGACGACGAGGGATCAACAGAACAGTCGACTTTGAAGATAAGCGACGAGGAAACCGAGCACGGGTAGGTCGTAGTCCCGGTACTAGGTCACGCTGAACCCCGACGGAGACACCAGACTTGTCCACCTTGTGTCGATGTGGCAATGTGCGGACACAACTAACGAGAATATCAGACACGAGTAAATCACAACCAGAGGCAGTGCCGGAGTTGGCGCTGTATAAACGCAGCATGGGAGGCGGCGACCGTGAAAAACGCAGGAATAAGTTCAGATAACACCGGCGCGGGTCTGGTGGACCGGCAGGGTTCACGCGTGGATTGTAGACCTACTGAGAGCCACAGTTCAGATAACACATATTCTCTGAACTCATTATCTGCTGATGGCTGCCTCGAAAAACAGTGGCTGCCGGAAACAGAGGCCGGGGAAAGGTCGATGAGCGTTCCTTTCCCCGGCAGTGAGGTGAGGTCAGAGCCGTTCGAGCGCCTCCTCCAGTCGTTCATCGGAGAGGTGAGTGTAGATTTCAGTGGTGGAGATGTCGCTGTGGTCGAGAGCGCGCTTAACGAGAAGCAGATCGGAGGTAGCGGCATTAAGATGGGTAGCGAACGTGTGCCGCAGGCCGTGCGGTGTGACGTTCTTCTGGATTCCGGCCTTGCCGAGCCAGTAGGCAAGACGTTGGGCGACCTGTCTGCAGCAGAGGCGGTTTCCGCGAGACGAGATGAACAATGCGGTAACCTCAGAATCTGTTAATCGGCGTCGCTCTTTCAGGTAGCTTCGCAGAAGTGTTCGGAGAGACGATTTCAAGAACTTGACTTGTGGTATCCCACCTTTGCCGGTGATGTGGATGTGCTTGGCATCAAGGTCAACATCGTCGATGTCGAGGTTCACTAATTCCGCAATGCGGATGCCCGTCCCGAGGAAGAGTTCAAAGATAACCCGGTCGCGACGTGCCAGAGGGTTGGTCCGGTCGTGCAGTTCTTTCAGGAATCTTCGCTTTTCGACGTGCGTAAGGAACTCCGGTGGCTTTCGAGAGAGGCGTTTCATCTTTACTGATCTGGCGGAGTTGTCTTCGGTAAACCCTTCCTCCTCGCACCAGGAGAAGAACGAGCGGACTGCAGCCTTCAGTCGATGCATTGTCGCAGCCGATTTAGGCGAGCCGTTCTCAGTGCATCCGACCGAGGGAGCAGTCAACGCACAGTCAATAATCGCTGGCGTGATATATCGGATATCGACGTCCGGCAGAGCCTTGGCAAAGCAGCGCAGATCGCGTAGGTATGCAGAGACGGTAAGCTCCGAGCGATCCTGCGCTCGGAGCCTCACCGCATAGTCGTCTATCGCTCGTTCGATATTGTTACTCGGCTCAAACAGCCGGATCGGATTCGGCACTCTGCACCTCCGGTTGTGTTTTGAGGCTGCGGCCCATAGGGGTGTCTTTCGGGAGAGGAAGCTTGGTAATGTATCCCTTCTCCAGACACCAGACCAGAAACATGCGGAAGACCCGGACGGTCTTCTTGATTGTGATCTCCGAGCGGTCCTTATCGCCATGCATTTTTAGCAGTGCATCGGACTTGAGGAAGCCAGAGACATGTGGAATCAGGATCGAGCCGAGCTTTTTGTCAGGGCTGAAGTACGCTTCGACCTGCTCGAAGTCTTTTGAGTATGTATAGATCGTGCGTTCGCTCTTGCCTTGGCTCTTGAGGTATTCGATGTGTTCCTCGATTGCCTCGTGCAGTGTCTTTCGGTTCATTTTACTACCTCCAGTGGTTGTGTTTTACATTGACATTCACGCTCACGGTGCGTGTGAAGTCAAGGGTTCTTGCCTCGAATATGCGAAGAAATGCGGAGAAAAACGATTGGTTGAGATAACGTCGGAAGAAGAGATGCTTGGAATGTCACTTGCGAATCCGGTGCTCTGGGGTCAGTCGTACCTGCGTAACCGTGATGGCTCGCCTCGTGATTACTGGCCGCACCAGGTCGAGGATATGCAGTGTCACTCGAATAATGTGATCCACCTTGACGGAAGAGATGTGGGAAAAAGTATCGTGCTTACGACGGATGCTTTGCACTTCGCGTTTACCACTCGCGGCGGCCAGGGACTAATAGCTGCCCCACACCAGGGACATCTCGACACTCTTATCGAGGAGATCGAGTTCCAACTCGATTCAAACCCAGACCTTATGAGAAGCATTGCTATCACGAAGTACGGCAAGCCAAAAATCCATCGAAAACCTTACTTTCGGCTGGAGTTCACCAATGGCGCGATACTCTACTTCCGACCTGCCGGGGCTTATGGCGACGCGTTCAGGTCGCTGCATGTCGAGCGTGTATGGGTAGATGAAGGCGCGTGGCTCACGGAACGGGCATGGAAGGCTCTAAGGCAGTGTCTGAAGGCGGGAGGCAAGCTGCGAATCTATTCCACTCCCAACGGTCTCCGTAATACAACGTATTACAGGCTCACAATGTCCTCTCAGTTCAAAGTGTTCAGATGGCCTTCCTGGTTCAATCCCAACTGGTCGAAAGACCGTGAGAACGAACTCTTGGAGTTTTATGGCGGTCGTGATACGGCAGGCTGGCAGCATGAGGTTGCAGGTGAACATGGCAAGCCTTCGTATGGCACTTTTAACATTGAACATCTGAACCTGTGCCGCCAGGAGATGCCTGAATATCAGAAGATCACAATTTTCGGTGAAGACCTGGGAAACTGTGAGACTGAGAATGAGTCGTACGACCGGCTGGAAATGATCCTTAACCTGATGCCCCAGACTGGAGTGTTCTGGATAGGCGGCGATCTCGGCTATACTAATGATCCTACAGAGATTGTTGTATTTCAGGAGATAGAGGTTGGAGATCGCTCGGTATTGAAGCTCGTGCTTAGAATCCACATGGAGCATGTCTCATATCCCCATATCGCCCAGACGATATCGCTCCTTGAAAGATACTTTACCCCGGTCGGAATCGGCATAGATAACGGAGGGAATGGTCTCGCCGTCGTTCAGGAACTTCTGACGCTCGACAAGTATAAATCGCTGCAGCTTGAAGGTCGACTACATGGATATGATTTCGGTGGAATGACAACTTTGGCTGTGCGAGACGGGCGAGAAATTAAGAAGCGAACTAAAGAGCTTATGACGAGCCTCATCTCAGGCTTGCTGCAGCGAAGACAAATGATACTACCTGCTGATGATCTCGATCTGGAAGACCAGTTCACAACACACACTTATACACTCTCGAATGGCAATATAATTTATTCAAAAGGCAACGACCATATCATCGACGCCGTACGCTGTGCGATGCTAATACATGAGCAAAGCACACTCGACCAAGTGACAGAGGAAACAGTCTGTGTAACGCCGGTCCTCACTGCGCCGATATTTTTCTAATGTTGAGATGTATCATTATCGCTAAGATACTATCGATTCTGTAATTGCAAGAAGAGTCGATAGCGGTATACCTAACATTCCGGCTATACACATCATTTCAGTAAGCCTGAGATCGTTCTTGCCGCTCTCCACAATAATTACATAATCTATACTGACTCCGAGCAGCCGAGCAAGTTTCTCGCGGCTAAAACCGAGCTTCTCGCGCCTTTCCATAATCGCTTGTCCTAATGCCTTTCGATACTCTACAGGGTCTTTCACTGCTTGTTTTCTCCTTTGTTGAGAGTCTGCGCCAAAGCGTGGGGTGCATTCTTGCTCAGTCTGTAAGTGAAGTCAAGTCGGCTATTCGGCGTTCTGAAAGAAAATCTGCAGGGTTTGGAATAATAGTCGGCAATCAAATTTCTCTCGCGTTCTTACGCAAATGTGCAGCAGTGTAGCAGCAGCCAATTGAAGAGGCATGGACAGAATCGGAGCTAAAAGAATTCCAACACCCCTTGATTGTTTCCGGTAAATATTGAGTCGGCGCGATTATCTCATATCCCAGCCTGAATACACGCGCTAATCTTCTTCATAAGGAAAACTGGCTGACGTGAAAGATCAGAAGCCAAAGCCGCAGCCCAAAAAAACTTCCAGCCGGGCGGTTCTATCGGAAGAACAGACCGATATGCAGGCTCAAGGTATAGTCGTTGTACCTATGGCTACCGCTGCTGCGCTCGATCCCCATACATTCGCAAAGATCAACGCTTGCGATGATGCCATCCCGGAAACCTGGGAAGAAAGAGCAAAGAAAGCCTGGGAGTATTATGTTGAGGAACCGCTTGTAAAAAACTGCATCAACTCCTGGCGGACTTTCGCTGTCGGCGACGAGATAAAGATTACAAGTGACGATGAGCAGGTCAAAGAAGAAGCAAATTCTCTAGCTGATCGACTCGGCATCTCTGAGTTTGTTAAAGATATGATCCTGCAACTCCTGGTAAAAGGCGACGCTGCCGGATTCAAGCGTTATACGAAAGATGGTAAGGATATTGGGGAACTCGTCTGCGTCAACCCGGTTTCTATCAAAGTAAAATACGCCCAGGGACAACTTATCGAGGTACAGCAGTTCCCTGAAGACAGTCCGACTGCCGGTGATGGCTTGAAGCTTCCCGTTGATCAGACGCTTCATCTCAAGTGGGATGCGCCGTCGTTTTCTCCTCGTGGAAATTCCCTTGTCCTTCCCGCTTTCGAGTCAATCGAGCTTCTCCGTGATTACCGCCGTGCTGAGAAG